CAAGCCGGTGTTACAACCGGCGCGATCTTCTAGCCGAACCCTTCACCCCTACTCTCCGTGTGAGGTATTAACGATGACCGTTAGTCTCGTTTCGCTTATGGATCACGTCCTGGAGGACATACATGACTGGAAAAGGAGCTCATTTCAAAGGCCTGAAGGTCCACTCTATGCGGCGGAACGGCTTAAAGCCGCTCTGCCAAAGAAATGGATCTCGCCCGAGAATGCACTCCCCCAGGATCAACGAGATGCGCATGCATATAACTGCTTTAACACAGCTAATGAGCGCTGTCAGCGAACTAACCAATATATTGATACCATGGGTCTTAGCGACCCCATGGCCGTCATTCTTGGAGAAGCCGCCGCGTTTATTGAGGCTGTGCTTAGCAAACACCGAGGTCAACTGTTTACATCTGTTGATCTTGATGAGCTTGGCAGCCATCTTGGTGTTGGGCCCGGTTCGTCGCTGGGCACGAAGGGAACCTCTTTCGTCGAGAAAATCTCGGCAAGGTCGCTGACCTTCACCAACCCCCTCCTCCCGCATCTCTACGAGAGAATGTTGGGTGCGGATAGTGACACGCCTGCCTGCTGGGGCGCCGTTGTCAAACGGCGTCGTCTGGATGGCAAGACTGGGTACACGCATGTGACCCACAACCGGTGTTCCTATGTCCCAAAAGACAACATGCGGAGCCGAATGATAGCCACCGAGCCTAGCTTGAATATGATGTTCCAGCTGGCTATTGGTCGCGTCATAGCTCGTAGGCTTTGTAGGTCCGGATTAGACCTCCGTTACCAGCAATTCCAAAACCGCCGTATGGGGATTGAGGGTAGCAGGAGGGGTAAATATGTCACCCTGGATCTCGAAGCCGCATCAGATTCCGTCTCCATATCACTTGTGAAGAAATTATTCCCTCGTGACTGGTTCGAATGGATGATGGCCACGCGGTCACCGTCCATGAAGATTGGCGGTAATACTGTCGAGCTGCACATGATGTCAACTATGGGGAACGGTTTCACCTTCCCTATGGAGACGCTTGTGTTCCTATCTCTAGTTGTGGCAGTGTACCGCCTTAGTGGCGTACCTGTCACTCTTAACATGCACGACAGCAATCTGGCGGTCTTTGGTGACGATATAATTGTCGTCCCGCAGGTTGCCTCAACGCTGTGTCATGTGCTAGAGAGGTGCGGTTTTATCGTTAACAGCGATAAATCGTGCCTGAGTGGCTCCTTCCGTGAGTCCTGTGGTGCTGAAGGTTATAACGGCTACGAATGCCGACCCGTCTTCCATGACGGGAATGTCAGCGCTATCGGGTTAACGGTGCTGTATAACAAGCTCCTGCATTGGAGTGCAAGACACGATATCCCGCTCGGTGGGACTCTTCGCTTTGTGCGGAGATCAATCCCCCGAGACCAGCGTTTATATGTCCCCTTCTGGGAGGCATACGACGCGGGTATTCACGTCCCATACTCCTACGCTCGACGAGCTGGCGCACTCACTTGGCGCAAGAAAGTTTTCCAAAACTTTTATCGCGCCCGTGTCAACGACCCAGAGCTAATCGAACTTCGTGTGGCTTCTGAGCCCCTCGAACCCGACGCTTACTGGGCCGGCGTCTTATAC